TGGAGATGCTGCTGCTATCGGAACGTTGAACTGGGTATTTCTGTTTATCGGAGCGGTTTGAACAGCACTACGCAACAATGCTTTCAATGCAGTGTTTGCTATACCGCTGTTTCTTCCTGCTGAAGTTAAATCGTTTATCGTGTTCACGACTGCGCTTGCATTTGCAATCGCACCTACAACATTTCCGCTTGTTAGACTGCGGATAGCACCACCTGCTGCTTGTATTAATCCACCTTGACCCAATATAACTCCATTTGACCCACCGATTGCGATCGGACTTAGTTGTCTATCGTAGGTAGCGTTGTCCCCAAAGCCAGTAACAATATCACCTGGACTTCTACCATCTAAACTACCGTAGTTGTAAACCACAGTCTCGTAGTCAATGGACATTCTGTTAGTCATGACACCGCCGCCCTCAGCATAATTATAAGTGTCATGTCCGAAACTAGTAATAACCGGATTGACTAGGGTGTACGCAGTGAAATTGTGTTGATTGAACCCAAACACAGTGATGTTCTTGAAGAACGGTATCTTTTTTCCCGTCGAGTCTGTTTGTCCGCCGTTGAAGCCCCAGTCAAGATTTCCCTGAAGATCACCGTTATAAATATTTCTGCTGTTGTAATCACTGGTGTTACTCCCTACAGGTGTATTTGCGTTACCAGGCAATACGTTGCCCGGTTTAACTGTGTCATTGTAGTAATATCGGTAGTATGATTCCCAAAGCTGAGTTGCCTGATTAGCGTTATCATCGTGAAAGGAGATTTCAATTGGTTCATATTTGATTTTAGTTTGAATAATTCTCTTTCTATTATACTGGTTCATCTGAGAAGTAGTAAACGAAAACTGCGGAAGTTTTATTTCTTTAACAAGTAAACCAAAATTAGCATCGGTCGGATATCCTTTAGGATTTATGCTAAAATAAGTATGAAAGAGAAACTTTAGCTTAGGGGCGTTTTGGTACGAATTAGTACGAAACGTTTTTGATGCATGGGTGTAATCTCTAAGAATGGCGTTGCCGAATAAATCTCCGGCAACGTCATTTAGCAAGTCTTGATTAAAGCCCGACATTGGAACCTGTTAATCTAAAATCAATTACGATGTAGTGCCGCCGAAACCGGATGCGGAACCAGTTGAACCACTTGCGATACGATTGATTGGTGAACCAACACCTGATCCAAGCGGTGCTTGAATTGCGTTGTCGTAGCGCAGAGTTAATGCGATAGTTACTACCTCGCTAGTACCGTAGTTTAGAGTATTGTAGTTTGCAGTTCCCAAGTAGCAACCATATAGTTCCCAAGTTTCAAGTACTATCGGAGCAGCAGTACCGTTGCCGCCGTCTAGAATCTGAATATTAGTTTGGAACTTATAGTCTTGACCAGTTGCAGCAGATGCCTGCTCAACGAAGTCAAGCTGCTTCTGAAGCTGCTGTCCGACTGCTTTCGAAACGCTGCCTGATGCATCGTCACGAATGTTTACTGAGAGTGTCTGCCACTTATGCTTACCGGCTAGATACAGCGTCGAGTTGTACACTGGGACTGTGATCTCGTCGAACTGCACTTGAGGTCTTGAGCAGTCGATTACTTGCTTAGTTAATGATAGACCTGCGGTTGACCCAACACCAAAGTTCAAGAAGTTGACTCTGAATCTGAACTGTAGCTTTGGCATCAACAGGCCCTGATTGCCACCTGCGTTGTCAGACGCGACAGTCATGTTGAACAATGATTGTGAGGCTGTTGCCATTTTAATTTCTCCTGTTATAAGTATTTATCTTTTAGAGTGAGTGTCTCGGAAGACACTCACTCTAATTATAGTTAAGCCTGATTGCCTAGTTCACCGGTGTTCAGAATACGAACTGGGATATAGATGAACTCGACAGCCTTAACAGGCTCGATAGCACAGTCTACCCAAAGCTCATTTCGGTCGATTCTAGCCGGGGTATTGTTTGACTCATCGCAGACGACCAAGAAGTCGTAAACGCCGCGCTTCGCAACAAGATCAACAAAGAGTGACTGGATAACTCCAGTAATCTGTTGACGAGTTAGTGAATCGTTGGGTTCGAATACGAATGGTCTTGCAGCAAGTGTCAATTGACGACGGATGTAAGCTACAAGTCTTGCTACGTTAACTCGATCAAGCGCAGATTGTGATGCAAAGCTTGTCTTATTACCGTAGTTCAACAACCCGTTACCGGTAAAGAACACGAGTGGGTTGATTTCATTAGTGTAGAGTACGTCACGTAGACCGATGTTGGTCTTGAATGCTTGGAACTCACCGGTTACTGAGTTAATGTAGCCGATGTTCGTCGCATTGTCGATGATACCGCGTCGAGTTCCTGCTGGTGCGAACCAAGGGAAAGCAACAGTGTCGTTACGCAGAATAGTTCTGATCATCATGTGCGATGGGGGAACTGCAACAAGGTTTCCGCTCAAGTCTGAAGTGATACCTGAAGGGTAGAACAAGCCCATATAACTGTTGCGACTGACGAGACCGAGTTCACCGGTCGAGTCAGCATTGGCATCATTGTTTGCCCATGCAGCGATTGCAGTTGCATCAGGTGGAAGTCTCATCGGAGTATCACCGATAATGAAGCCAGTGTCACCTCTGTCGTTGTTAAGTACAATCATGTTAGGCTGCAATTCAGCATAGTTTGGTGTAGCAATCAAGTTGAACTCGTTGTCTTCGTCACGAATTGCAGTGTTAGTATCAATTACTTCTCTCAGTGACTTGACGACCATGTTGCGTTGCGCTTGACGACCCATATAAGGTGAACCGTTTCCTTTCAGTCCTGATACACTCACCCACGCAGCAGTTACAGTTGGCAAGACCATGTCAGGGAAACGAATGCTATTAAAGTAGTTAGTGCGATACTGCTTGACGTTATATCCTGAGCGACGAGTGTTGAACAACAACATACCTACTGGGTAGGTTGAGTTTTCCGGGGCGTCTAAATCAAGATAGTCGCTAGATAGCAAGCTCTTGATGCTTGGGATAGGGTCATTTGCAGGACTTGTAGTGCCGTTAATTGCCCAACGTGCGTCTGCGAACAATACACCAGCCGGTGAAGTTTGATCAGCATTATCAATCAATACCCACTGATCTGTGCCGTCCTTGGACTGCCAACGATTGATCAATGGGTAGTTCTCAAGATCAGAAGTGTTGATCCAGATGTCACCGTATGCTAGAGCAGTACTATCTGATTGTAGAGTTGGTGCGGTCGCAGCAATCAACGGACCATTAGGGTCAGTTGTGTTCGATCCGGATGGTAAGGGGAAGCCACTTGAATTGTAGTTTACATTTTTGTAACCCTGCCAACCTGATGAGGTGTTTACCATGATATCTACTTCATCAACAACTGAATAGAACCAGTTAGTGAGGTCTGCTGGCGCTACAGTAGGAGCACCTTCGTTAGCAGTCATGTTAAATTCTACCCAGTTAGAAAGCTGAGTAGTGTACATTAACGATCCTTGACCGGAGTAATATTGAATTGAAGTTACAACACCTCCCACACTTACGCTCGTCACAATAACTTCCAGATCGTTGGCTCCGTCCGCGCCGCCTAATTCGTCACCGGGGAATGTGACGACCTCACCTACTACATAACCGGTTCCTGCAGCATCGAAGGCAAGACTGTCTACTTGGTAGTTTTGGTAGCTGTTATTTACATTTGGAATCAAGCCAGTTCCTGATCCTGTAGTAGAACTCTGCACTGGGTTGAAAACAAGATCGTAGAAGAACGGACCTTCTTTAACGCCTTGGGTAACACCGATATCGAAACCTGCTTCTGACATCAAGCCCGTGCTGAAGCCAGTTGTTTGATTCAGATCGTTAACAACAATCACGCCGCCCTGAGTGTGCTGGATTTGAATCTCACCGGTATCTAGCACAACTGCGCTAGTGAAGGGTGCACCTGCCGACGACCATGCTGTAACAAAGTCACTTGCATCTGTGTTATCGGCTAGTGTCATTGTGTAGGGTGAGCTTAGTGAGCTTGAGCCAGGAATCGAGGTTTGAATAGTTACTGTGTATGGTCCTGCCGTGAATGAAGGGCTGGTATTAGTGCCGGTAACGATAGTTGCGCCTGCTGCAATCCGTTCCCAATAATAGATTGGGGCGACGGGTGCAGTTGATGGCATCGAATTAGCAGGGTTATAATTAAAGTTATACTGTGCATAGACACTTCCTGCAGGAATTGCCTTCCCGCCGGTCGCGTCAATAGCACCAATTGCTTGCCAGTCGCTGTTTGCAAAGCTAGGAGTTTCCGGAACCCAAACTGAACTCAAGCCGTTCCACTGTGAAATTACAGGATTGTAGCCATTGCCTGCTGCGCCGATCTTGATCCAAACTGAACCAGATGGTCTTGGATAAGTCTGACCAGATTGCCATAGCGGCTGCTGGGAAGAAGTACCATAGAACACTGCGGGCTGATAGTACGTACCTGCGGCGATTCCTAAATCAGCTAGCACTGTGCCTAGACCAGCAGCAATCGTAATATAGGGAGGAGTAGTTTTAGTAACGGCCTGTCCTGTCTGCGCTGAATAAATCTGCAACTTGCCGTCAACTACGGCTGCTGATAGAGATGGAATATCCAAATTGTTGATCGATGCAGCAATGATTGAAACTACATTGTTTGGATTACCCTGAACAGTGATAGTTTGGGCGGGGGCTCCGTTGACTGAAATAGTGAATGTGTTAGTAGCCGTCAACGTTGGATTTGCATTTGAACCTTGGATGGTTGGATTTGCAACTAACCAATCAGAATCTCCAACTCTTGTCCAAGTGTTATTAGATGCCTTGAAGAAATACATGCCTGAAGTTGAAGCACTTGGGTAATCGTAGGTTGGGATTGCGATAACTGCATATTGCCCGATCGACCCGATGCTCTGTATAGGGTAACCACCGGATATTTGTGTAGAGTCAGTAATCACGATTGGAGTTTGAAGGCCGAACTGTCCTGTTGAAGCATTAAAGGCATAGATACCCCAAGTTGAAGTAGCTGAGTCTAACCACCAAGTGCCATCTGCAGGTGAACCAGTTGGACGAACTGTCTCACCAACCAAAGCTGCAAGATCAATGTCTGCTCTCAAAGTGTAAACCCGATTAGTCACACCGAGTGCAGAATAAGCAGCAAGAAGCCCGTACTCATTGAGTTCATAACCCTGAATAGGAGTACCGGCTGACGTAGTATAGAAGAATGGATTACCGTATAGAGTGACAAGATCACGCTGACTAGTAACTTGATAGAGCTTACCGGCATTAGCAGGAAGTGTCCCGGCTGCTACAGCAGTTCCTGTAGGATCGGCTTTGTTGCTTGCTGTAGCAAACACGATGAGTGGGATAGAGTTAGTTGGAGCTGGAAGATACTGACTTTGATCAATGATCGTAACTTCTACACCTGGTGAATTTAATGGCATGTCATTTTTCCTTTGTATGATTTTGAGGTTTACCACCTGCCTAGTAATGATTACTAAGTTTCTAATGATTATTTAGCGTAGAACTTAAAAAAGCAGGTGTAGGCGTGCCTTTAAAGGTCAAAATGCATAAATACTCGTATGCTGAAAAGACCTATATGCAAAGACTGCAATAAGAACTACTCTGCGATAAACTATATCCGCAAAGGCAAGACCTATTACCGTCGCATCTGTGATAGCTGCGGGAAATTAAAAGCCAAGAAAAAACCCAGAGTTTTGCTCTGGGAGAAGGCAGGCTATAAAAAGAAACCGCACTGTGACTTGTGCGGCTTCAAGAGTCTATATGCTAGTCAAATGACGGTATTCCACATTGACGGTGATTTGAATAATGTAGCGTTTAGTAATCTCCGAACGATCTGCCTAAATTGTGTTGAGATCGTGAAGCGCAAAGAAGTTACCTGGCGCCGTGGAGATTTAACCGTTGATTATTGATTCAATCTGCTGGTGCAAACTATCAATCGTTGCGTTGTTTTCAACATGATGGTCGTAATCTAGACCCACGCTACTGTACTCACTGGCATGAACGTTATAATACTTCAGCTTTGACATATACAGTTCACGTTGTCCTGCATTCTGCGTTGTGTTGTATCGATCAGCATAGTAATACCATTCAGGATTCTCACCCCGATGAATCCTAACCATACTTCCGCCGGCATTCTTGATAGCAGCAATTTCGTTGGGGAAGCGACAATCGGTTATCACGATATTATCCTTGATGCCGCGCAGCCGATTCTCTACGCTTGCTACCCAAATGTCGTTGTGAAAGTGCTTGCGAGCAACATCAGTTCCCCACTGTTGCAATACCCAACGAGGAGTAAGATTGGGGATGTCAAGACGATCTGCCCACCAAGTGTCAACTTCTTCTCGCCATTCTCGACTAGACTTAGTTGAGCCTTCAAGAAGTTCACGGTCCCAGTTAAAGATGACTGCCACCGCATCTTTAAGCGCACCAGCAAAGCTCATACGCTTGAATCCATGAAACGTGCAGAGATAATCAGCGGCAGTATCTTTGCCCGATCCTATCAGCCCCGTGATGCCCACAATCATTAAGTTATTCCTTTAATTATTATTATACTATAACATAGGAAGTAGTTACTGTCAAGCACCGATAGCCCTATAATAATCTTCATATAGCTTTTCTTTTGTTTTGTGACAATTCCCTCCTTTACTTGAATTTTCTTTTCTGGGAATAAGCCTTAGATTGGTCCAATGCCCTATAATTTCAGGAGGTATGTTGTTGTTTAACCCTTCACTGATGCTAAAAATGTGGTCTAAATGCCACTCATTGCTTCTAGTAATCCGAGTAGGATTAATCAATAAGTAGTTTTTAACCCAAGATTGCTTCGTTATCTCTCGCACCTTCATATAATACAAAGTTGATTCTTCTTTGTTAATATGCAAATTTTCATTGCGCTTTTTGGATAAGTCTGAAAGCTTCTGTTTAATTACGGGAACTTTAGATGGGTTATCGACACCGTATTTTTCCATCCAAGTTTTTCTTGCTGCTGCTAAACTAGTTTCATAATCCCTGTTTCGTTCTCTCCAGGGCTTGTGCTTACCGGATCGGAATCCGGTAGAGAACTTCTCATTAGCAAGGCTAGACTTTTCAGGATCCTTTTGTCTCCAATGATTTTCGGTAGTTGCTTTACTAATGATTTTACCTATTGCGGTGTTTTTTACTTCAACCGACGAGAATCTTCGGTAATCCTTTTCGTTCCATTTCAATGGTTGTCCGGTTATAGGACACACCTCAATAGAATACCGCTCATTGATTATGTGCCAAACACGCTGTTTAGGTTTAGCATCTGCAGGCAAGAAAGACGTAGCATTTAATATATCATCCCAAAGTTTTGGGTGAGTTTTTCGCAGCATTTTAGTTGCTGATTTATTACGACTATTATCTGCCCTTAGTATATTTTCAAGTATGCGTTTCATACTTGTATTTATTCCTTTACCCGCAGATCCAGGTTAAATCAACCTTGGATCCATGTTAAGGGGGCGGAGCCATCTACGTAGTTCTTGAGTTCTAGGAGTAGCTGTTCTTGAAGTGCCTTAGATTCAGCTTTCATTGCAGTACCGTTCAATGTAGTGCCACCACCTGGACCGGCGATGGTTCCAAACTTTTCACGAGCTTCACCGATGATGCCCTTTAGGATAGCGATGATAAAGTCAGCGATCCATACTCCGGCGTAGGGGTCTTGAAGCAAGATTGCTTCTGGACGCTGAATGTCGGCCCAGATCAGAATACGCTCACCTGTGCCCTTGAAGTCACGCACAACACGCAACACCTTAGTGACTGGGTCAAACGTATAAGTGACATAGCCACCGAACATGCGAGCAGCCAGTTCAACGTAACCAGCATAGAAGTCGTACGTCGCCATACCACCTGTGTAGTTGTAGTTCAACAGATATGTGTTGAGAATAGCACTTGAGAACGGGTCGAATGATGACGATGACGGACCTGTTTCAAGTCCGACTGTGCGTCTAAACAATGCACGAACGTTGATGAAGTCAGAAGGAAGTGTGTATGTATCTACGTTCTTAATAACAGTCAACAGCGTGTATGACTCTTGCGTGGCGTTCTGCGCTCTCTGACGATAGATTTTGATAGCGTAGTTGTACGCAGCCTCATAGTGTTGAGGGTCAAGTTCTAGATCAATGATGTCGCCGCCCATACGCAAACGGACGTTCTCAAACAGAGCCTGTTTGAGTTCTTCTAGGTTAAGATTGGTAGGCGTTGATAGAATGTCTGCGGTCATGTTCGTTTCCTTGCTACATCTATTTAGTCAGGAAACGCTATGACTCTTAATTAGGTAAGATCGTTGCGGGTGGAGGTCCACAACGTTTGAACTCGAACTCACCATTTATTGGATTATACTGAGCAACGTCGTGTTCAATAGCATCTGTTTGTAAATTTGCAACAGTCATCAAACGACCCAAAGTAAGTCCCAGCGCAAGGCTGCACAGAAACAATGCAATAATAAGTAGCTTGTTCATAGATCGCCATCCCTGCGGTTCTCACTATAGTGAGCATCAAACTTACCGCCGGGATATCGGTCTTGTAGCTTATGCACGTTTTCTGCAAGCACTTCATTAGGATCAAGCCCAAGAGCGTTGCAAGCATTAACCCAGTACCAAGCAATGTCACCTAGTTCACGCTTCATATGGAAGATGTTGTCTTCGTTAAGCGGTTTACCTTGGAACAATACCTTCTTCACGATCTCCTGAAACTCGCCGCCTTCACTGCCGAGTCCAGTGCTTGCAGTCATAAGCAATGCAAGATTGACATTGGTGCTAGCGTCAAGCTCTTGAAGACGCTCGATAAGTGCAGCAAGGTCCTTGCTTGGTCCAGAGCATACAGTCAGAACGAAATCTGCGTATTTGTTTAAATCAATTCGGTTTGTCATATATTTCCTTTTAAAATGCCTTGAGAATGATAAGATCAGCATTGAAGCGCCCGTTCGGCACAGCTTCAACAGCTTTGATCTCCTTGAAATACTTACGTGCAGCGGGCCTGCTGCCGACAAGAGCCTTGATCTGTTCAGCGGGCTTACGCAGCGTCTTAATGCTGCTCTCGCGCGTGTCAAATCCAAGAAGCGTGTTGCCCTTAACGATCAGACAGTTGCTATACTGATCTGCAACGTAATGGTGCATCTTGCGCTTACGAGTGTCGTAGACCCAAGCCTCCTGTGCATTGTGCAGCTTCTCAGGGGACAGACCCACAAGATCCAGCTTGAGAACCTCATCCTTGAAGGACCTGAGATGCTTCAACCTAGAAACGACCTTAGCAATCGGAACTGCTTTGCGAATCCTCGGAGCACGATCTGCTTTCTTAATTCCAATGTATGCAGTCAAGTTTTCAATGATTTGGTCTGCAAACTTGATGTTGTTGTTAATCTGAGTGCGAGTGTACTTCGCATAGGCCTCGTTCAATTGAGGACACTTGCCTTCTTTAGCTTCCTCATACTCAGCCTTGAGAGCTTCCCAATGCTTGATGTAATTGTTGATATGTTGAGGGAGAACCTTCTGTTCATTCAAGAATCCCATGATTGCATCTTTAGTTGGGAATTCTTTAGGGCAACCCGCAAGCAGATACTCATCAGCAAGAACTTCAATTTCACCAAAAGCGTCACGCGCCCGTTCACGCATCCGCTCTTGGATGTTCTGACGGAACACGGGCTTCGCAGCCTTAGCAGCTTCCACTTTCTTTTCTTCTTCGACAATCTTGGCACCATCCGAGATTGCTGCCGCGACACGGTCCTTGATGAACGTAGTCATAGGATTCAGAACGGGACCCGTGCCCGGAAGTGCTTCCCAATAGTCTGCTTCTGCTTGATTATGATCAGGGCAAC